AGCCGGTGTTTGTTGTTGTGCTATAGGATTACCCACGTAAGAAGTTACATAAGGATTAACTGCTGTTCCACCTCCGCCAAAACTTGCCATTCCCGCCATAATTTATTCCTTATCCGAAAAGTCCACCAAGTAAACCGCCACCTAGAGCGCCCAACCAAGGGGATATCCCAGATTTAGGGAATGAATCCGCTATGCCGTAACCTAATGCACCTCCACCTAAAATGCCTTGTGCTGTACTACCACCATAAGTAGGTTGTACTGCTGATGTCTGTGATTGTTGACCGTATTGACCGTTGATAGATCCCATGTATTGCGCTAGTTGTGCATCAGGTTGAGATTGATCAAAGTTCCATCTATTAATGTCATCTTGTAAGGCTTCGTATTGTTTACCTTCTAATGCACTACCTACGCCCATTAATTGATTAGCGCCTGAGTATTGAAGTTGATCTGATTGAGGTGCGATCATTGATGCTCTCATCATGTTCTGTCGTTCATCGGCGTAGTTCTGATAACCTATTCCTGCGTTAGCGTCTGCTACATTAGATGCGATTGTGTCAGCGTGAGCGTTTGAACCATAACGACCTGATGAAGCAAATTGTGAATTAACAGCGTTAGCCGTTGCTCTACCTGCTTGATCTTGTAGTTGGTCTATATAAGGATTGCTGTTTAAGTATTGTCCATCGAGAGTATTGTAGGCTTCATTAGCGGCTACATTACCTATAGCGTTTTGACCTGCTATATTTTGAGTTTGATCTAACCCTTGTAAAGTCTGTGGAGAAAATCCTGTCCATGTTTCAAAGGGAGCATATTGGGGGGTAGAGTTCTGATAGTTTTGTTTGGCTTGATCGAAACCATACGTTAAGTAAGGTTGTTGACCTGACCAGGGGGATGAATTAGATGTGCTTGTAGTTGTTGCTGTCATAATTATTCCTAGTTTAAGGTTTGACCCAATACGATGTATTTGAAGGTTCGATCTGTTTGTGCGTTGTTAGCGTGGGTGATTGTGAATTGATTTGTTAGAGGGGCTACTGCTGAAACATACATAGTTCCTGCCGCTTGTGCTGCTGCTGCGTTAGAGGTTGTAGGCATGAATAAGATTACTGAGTCTTTCCCTACTCTGCGATCTTTGATAACTGTTGTTGCTACACTTGCGGCTAATGTAACGACTGAATTAGATCCTATCTTCCCATCTTGAATAGCTCTAACCGTTTCCGCCACTATCCTTAACCACTCATTAATAGAGCCGTGACTGACAGGGACAAGTCTCATCGTTTACCCGTTAATGTACTAAAAGGCTCTAAACCTTTAGCGTGAGTAAAGTCCCCACTCGTATTAACTCTAATACGGTGATAACGAGCATCAGATCTAAAGTGTGCTATGCCTGTTTCTGCGTGTACTGACTCTGCATCTGTAAAGCTATTAGTGCCTGTCTGTAAATCTCTTGTACCTACTTGAACTGTTAAGGTAGTTCCAGATCCATCTACTATAGGTCTAACGCCTGTTAATAATGATCTTGAGTCTTTAGGTTGATCTGATAACTGAGATATTTGAGCCTCACCTGTTTCAATAACGCCATCTAAAGCAGCACCTCCAAACGTACCTTTAATGTGTGCTGAGTTATAAAGTGCAAACTGCAAAACACTTCCCATCCATGCTCTTGAGTCTAAAGAAGGGGTTAAAGCATCTAAGTCAGTTGTTACGTTGTCTAAATCTTCTAACGTGTAGCCTTGACCGATTGCAGAGAATATCCACTCTAAGTCTAATTCTGCCCTAGACCATTTATCATTCATCCAATCATAAAAAACAATTCTATTAGGTTGTCCTGCTGCGTTACCTACGCCCGGATATATCCACGCTACAATCCCTGATGTACTATCAGATGCCGCCACTACCCTCTCTGGATACGTTGCGTCGAAGTCCTTAAAAAAGTATTCGTCTATCTTGTTTTTACCTATAGGTTTAATCTGTGTTCCATCAACTAATTGATAAAATCCATCTTGACCAAGAAAGTGGGTTATCCTTCCCTCTTGAGTTATTGAATTAGGGCAAGGAGTACCAACACCGGGAAGAACTTCATCAAACCTAAAGATAGTTGGACTTCCTTCATATGACATTCTGAAAATAGAATGTTCCATAAATACGATCCCATATTCACCACCTACAATTCCTTGTATGTGACCACCACCATAATTTCCATCAGAGTTTAAATCCTGATAATCTGCTTGCGTGTCAGCATCTACAGTCCAAGAATCTGTTGTGTTAATTCCAGGCCATCTAACTCTCTGAGGTCTTGCTGTTCCATCGTCGATATTAGCGAATACAATAAACTCACCAACAACCGCACAATGCTTAGCTTTAGGGGGAGATCCTGCGAGTGCTGCAAAGTTAGCCCCTCCTAATGTAATAGACTGAGGAACTTCATCTATACAAGTCGCTATTACTGTTTCACCAAACTTAAGGAACTCCCAATTAGAATCAGATCCTAATCCGTAAGCTCCACCACTTGTTCTAGTAGCATCATCATGTACGTTAGAGGCTAGAGTATATAATTTAGTCTCATCCCCTGCGTAGTTGTAAACATTACCTGCCTTGTCACTCGCTGTCATAGCACCCCTACAACGACCCACAAGGGCATCTGTTATAGGACTTACTGCGCCTAGAGGTAGATAAGAGTTAGCTGTGGGCAAGACGTTCTTAGCCTCTGTAGCACCGGGGTTTCCAAGATCTGGAAGGTCTGGTAACCATTCACCGAACTCTAATATCATGGTGCTTGGTCTACTCTAATATTAAGCGTAGATCCTGAATATCGTGCTTTCTTATCTTGCCTAATTAATGCGTCTATTCGACCTTGAAAGAGTGTTCCATATTTAGCTATTGCTACATCATCATTCATCCATACTGCGGCTTCTAATAAACAAGCGTATAGATAAGTCCCAGGTGAATTAGTTATAAGCCAATTCGTTGTGAGTAGTGAAGATAAAGCATCTAGTTTCTTAAAGTATAAAAGTTTCCCTGTGTAACTAGCATCAGGGTTATATGCAAAGAGGAAGTTAGTTCCCTCTGTTGTGTAAATAATTGGTTTACCTGTTGTGTTGGCGTTTGCTGCATCACTAGCCCAAAACCTATCAGGCACTAGATATTCAACATCGTAGAGAGGTGAGCTATTAATATACAATCTCTTACTCTCTAACCATCCTGTAGGTTGTGATACTGATTGCGTTGAGATCGTTAAATCAGCACTTGTCTCCATGCCTAATATTCTCAAAGGTTCAGACTTAAACTTACCTTCATCACCGTAATGAATACGATCTTCTGCTAACGCAATAAAATCATCTATACGGTTAGTAAAGGCTGTGTCACTTCGAGCAGTCCAATTCTGGATAGCCGTAACTAATTCTGAATATTGAGTTATTGCCATGTTGTTCTACTCTTAGCGAAGGGATTACCATTAACTACCATTAACTCTTTATGACAAGACTGAACATGCACTAATGCTGCTCGGTATTCATCGGGATCATTTGCTAACAAATCCCACTTCTTGCCTTCAGTACAACATTGACCTTTAGCCATTGATTCAACAACACCACTAGGGATAGTTGCTGCGTAAGTACATCCAAAAGAATCGGCTTTATACTTGTTCTGGGATAAACCCTCTGGGGCTATTATCCTGCGTTCTGCTGCATCTTTAAGATAAGGGGCTATGTCTTGTTCAACAACGTCATACATACGTCCATCTTCAATGATAGACCCACGCTTGACATCGCCATCAACCTCTATGTCTTTAAGTTGCGGCATTATTTACTCATCTCTGAAACGTATATTGTGCCATCTACTACTGACCTAATAGCGGCTACTTTCATTCCTGCATCTACTATGAAATATTCAGGAGTGTTAGCGACTATAAAAGCCCCTGCTGCTACAGTTGCGATTGGTGCTGCTGCGAAAGTAATAAAACAATCTGTTGTTGATACGATCCTAGCTACATGCGTTCCTTCTGAGAAAGCAGTAGTAGTTGCTGCACTTGAAGCCGTATAAGCCTTAGTGTGATTAGTAACAGGACGAAACGCCTGTATGTTGCTTTGACTTGACATTGAATAACTCCGAAAAGAAAGGGGGTATTTCTACCCCCAAAAAGGTTTAGCGGTGAATTAGAATGTTGCCAAAAACTCTGACAGTGTTAGAACTCGCTCCACTTGTTTCTATCTCAATGACATCGCCCTCTACTACACTGTTGGCGGCTGAAGGGGATGCTGAATCTTGATCCCCTGCTGCGCTTGAAGTGTGTAAGATAGATATGGTGCTGCTAGTTACCGCAGTCCCACTTATCTTAGCGGTTAATACCGCAGGAGCAGTGCCAATTGTGCCGTTTAGAACAGTCCTAATCTCAACGATCTCGCCTTGCATTTCGCTGTTTACTGGTATGTAAACTTGCCCTGCTGTCGATACATCGTCTATCACGAAAGGAACTGTTACTTTAGTTAAGTTCATAATGAACCCCCCTTAAGAAGCAGTTAAGTCGTAGATACCTGCATGGGCTTTTTCTTCACCAACTTGTAAAGTGCCTTCACATAGAATGAGCTTAGAGTCGTAGTCACCTTGTCGTGGAATATCCAAGACTCGGAAGTCACGCAACATAGAACATTGAACGTAATCAGGATCTATAAAGTACACAACATCAGTAGGACATTGACGACATGGAATCAATCGAACTTCTGAACCAAGTGGATCGATATAAACGTCAACAGAGTTGTAAACTGTCTTGTCTTTAGCGTCATGGTTTGGGGTTGAGTTACCAGAGAAAGTTGCTGTTTTCCGTTTCTGGAAAGCATTTAAATAACCTTTCGTTGGCGAACCACCTTGAGTCCATGCACTAGCTAGAACAGTCTCAAACATTGCTTCTGTTAATGCTCTTGCTGTACCGTCTGTGTGAAGGTCTGCACCCGTACCTGCGCTTGCTGTAGCATCACCCGCTATAGAAGTATTGGTTAGGATGTAGTTTTGTAGACCTGCTTGCTTACGGGCATTACCTGCGCCGTCGCCTGTAACTTTAGCAAGGTTAGCCATCATGTTTATTTCAACATCACGCTTAGCCTCTTTCATTGCTTGCTTGGTCTTGTACTTCATCTCGCTGCCTTTACCATAGTGTTTCATGGCTTCCTGTGAGCCTGTAACTTGTACAGACTTATCAGAAATTGAACATACGTTGTTAAGCAAAACGGTTGCTACTTGTGCCTCTGCTGCGAAGGTTAAACCTTCTGCGGCATGGTTAGCTGCGGCTGCGGCTAAAGTATCGTTCTGCCATTGATGAACACGATTATATGCTTTACCTTTGCTCGTTGAGCTTAGGAAAGGCGTTTCTGTTGGTGCTACGTTATATATCACATCAGCAATATCGACAAAGTTGCCGACTGCTTCATATGAATCAAAACTATTAGCTACTACTGCCATCTGAATTTCTCCATTAAATTAAAGTAAACCCTTTGCTTCTAAATAAGCATCGCTTACCTCGCCTGATTTGTTCACCTGACTAATAGCCTTCTCTAAGTTTGTTACTTTGGATTGTTTTTCAACAGTACCGCTTGAAACAATTTTAGGGGCTGATTTAATCTTTTTGATAACTGCTGATTGTGACTTCTGTAACTTGTCGTATTGAGCGGCTTTATTCGCTAACACAACAATTCTAGTGGCCCACTCTGGAGGTACGGATACGGCATTAGAAATACTTTGTACTTCGTCCTGGTTAAATCCATGATCTGTCAGAGATTGAATCACCTCATTAGCTCCTGTCTTATAGCCTTCGTCTGTGTCCCATGTTGGGATTAACTCACGAAGTTTAGAAGTCTCTACACTTAACTTTTCATTCCGTTGAACATTAAACTGCTCTTGTTCTTGCTGTTTGGTTTGTTGTAAGTGTTGATAGTTCTGCTGTAAAACGCCTTGCCTTTCTTGAAATTCATTCTTTAGAATTAAGAAATTATTAGGGTCAGTTATCTTTAGTGCTTCCCAGTCTATATTCTGGTAGTCTCGGTTAAGTTCGTTATAAGCGAGTTGTAGCGTGTTATCTAGTTGTTGGGTTTGTTGTTGTCGTTCCTGTTGGAACAGTTCACGCTCGGCTTGTAATGCTTTACGTGTCTCTACTACTTCCATGTTTTGCTTGTTAAGATGGCCTTCTAATTGGTAGGATTTTAAAGCCTCTGCTACATTTACCTTTCCATCTATACCATCTATCTTGGTCTTAAAAACAACTTTACCATTATCGTCTAAATCAAAGTTATTTTCTTCTGCGCCAAAAATTGCGGCTACTTCGGAAAGGGTGAGCTTGCTTTGTTCACCTTCTTTATCGGGGTCTGTTTCAGGTTCAGCTTTCGCTTCCTCTGTTTTCACTTCCGTTTTTTCGGTTTCAGTTTCCACATCATCTGATGTTTCATCTTCTGCCTTAGTTTCAACATCTGCTGAAACTTCTACTTCTTCCTGTATCTCTGTGGTAACAGGTGGTTCAAAAATTGAATTAATCTTTTCGTCTAAAGCTGTGTCTAATGCATCATCGGGTAGCATTTGTAAATCTCCTGCGTTTGCGAATCCTTACGGGTATCGCGTGGGATGGTGGTATGTCTCACGACATTCCAATAAAACTTATCTTGTAAATACTTTCTCTTTAGGTTGTGACTCACTTAAAGACATTTGAGCCATCTTGCCTGATTGAATGTAATGAACTATTTTCCCTTTGATAGACTCAAATACTTGTCTACGCATAATGACATCAGCGCATAAGTCTCTATCTGTTGTGGGTACACTTAAAGACAAGTCATATAACTCTTTGTCTATACCGTCCATTACTTCTCTGAATATAGGATTCTCTAATAGTTGAGCGGCTTCTGCGCCTCTTTCTAATTCTTGTTCTAAGCTCACATTTCTGCCCCTATTCCAGGTTGGCCTATATCAACATTAAACCCTGCTATTAGAGCGTTTACTTCATTCTGCATAATTGCGATCTTTTCCTTAGACTCGTTATTAATTCTTGCGGTCATAATCCCAACTTCTAAATCTTGTTTCTTAGTCATAAATTCAATTTGTCTCTTTTGATCTTCTGACTGTTTCTTCATTTGTTCCTTCATTTCTGCGATCTTACCCATCCATTGACCTTTGGCGTTTTCTACTTCTACCATTGGATTAGGCTCTTGACCTTTATTCTGTTGGGCTTGCTGCATCTTCTGTGCGTGTTCTTCTGGATTCATTGCGTAGGCTTCTGCGTTAGGCTCTCCTAATGCTCCTACGAGCTTCCTAAAGCCGTTATAAGCGTGTTTGTACTCTACTCCACCTAATTGCCCTAGTTTGTCTTGTGCTTGAGAGATCATCATTACAGTATCTTTAGTTTCGTTTCTATTGCCGTTTCCAAGCCCTACGGTTACGGCTAAGTCTGTTCTGTTTCTCCAAGACTGAGGATCTATTGATACCCATTTATTCCTTAACTTAACCATCTTAGCCTTATCCTGGTGCTTGATTAAATCAGTATGAATACCTAACGCTAATTCTTTAAATCCTTGCGCTATCATTCGGCAAGTCATTTCAATGTGTTGGTTTGCTTTATCTAAGTTATCGTTAGCGGGTTTTTCTCTAACTTCTTTTAACGCATCAGGATCCATTCCTGTTATAGCGGGTTGGATGCCTGTTCGATTAGCTTTTAATTTATCTATGTGCTGTAACACAGGAAGTACATGAGGAAGGATATTTGGTTTAGGTACTGGCATAGCACAATCCCCAATAGGGTGCTTATCTGCTATACGTTTAATTCCTAAAGGTCGTGAGACTAAGAAATCATCTAAGTTTACTCGTTCATTCACTAACCATTCTTGGTTCACTTGTGAATAGGTATTATCTAATATTCCACGAAGTAAAACAGTATCAATACGGGCTAGATCTTCTATGTCATCATTAATAGAGATACCCGTATGTCTATGAGGCATCTTTTTAGGTGTGCAATGATAGATAGAATAGTGATCTATTTCTTCGTTCCATTCGTCACCATCAGGGATCTTACCGCCTACAATAACTATCCTTCGTCGTTCAGCAATATCATCACCGTCAAAGTCAACCATACAATAGACTTCTCTATACTCGATTTGGTCTGTGGACTTATCCATAGATTCTGTTGTGTATTCGTTTTCATCTACTACTGTATCCCTAGCGAAAGATTCCTCATCGTTTTCATCGTTACCCGTTTCTGCGGGTAGTGAATTAACAAATTTCTTATCCATCCCCATTTCAATTAAATGACTACGCATCTTCTTCGTTGAATGTTCAACATAATCACAATCGTTAAGTTTGCCTCTAGCTCTACGAGACACCCTTACTTCTTCAGGGGGGATAGCTTCGATCTTCTCACCCGCTATTTTACGGGTTACACGAATCTTTAAATCGAATACAGGCATTTCCATTACCTGACCTTCCATCTCGAAGGTTTCGGTTCTTTCTTCCTGGGAAACTATTTCGTACTCTGTATCGTCTTGTTCAAAGTTATTAATTAACTGTGTCGCTTCTTCTGCGGTTAAACCTTTGTATTTATCAGTAGATGTCTCTGTTGATTCTTTCCAATACGCTTTCCAATAACCGTTTTTCAAGATTAATGAATCTTTAACAGCATCATGGAAGTATTCCCACGGATCGTTCTCTATCTTCATTACATGATTAATATAATCACTTTCTTGCTCTGCTAACTCAACATCTTCTTCGCCTACCGGTAAAAACTCAACAACATCCCCTTGAAGGAATGTTTTCATTATAGAAGGCATTGTCCAGTCTACAGACTCGCTAAGAGCCTTAGAGACTACCTTAGACCGCCCTTCCTTCTCATCGCCATAAGGTTTACCGTTATAACGATCTAACGCCTCGGCGCGTTCACTCGTAACCTCTGAGGAATCAGCACCAATAGCGTTATTTGAAAGGGAGTTAATCCGCCCTAATAGTTCGTTTTTATCCATATACACCTTTAAAGTTCATAAGCGGCTTCTAGTTGATCGACAACTACTTCAATGTCCTCTAATAGATAGCCTTGTTTCTTTAATGCTTTTCTAGTCTTTGCAATACCTAACATTGTAGGCACTACTGTTATATCACCTGATTGACTTGCCATAACTCTTGCGGCGTATTCTTCAATAGACGTTCCTCTTTCGCTTGCTGTTTGTTCTGAGGGAAGTTGAGCCATTAAACCTCGGACTGCTTCCATGTTCTGATTCTGTACAGCGTCACTCTTTAACTGACTAATACGGGCTTTAATAGAGTCTGCGGTTGCTTCTTTTGTCATTACAGGCTCTGGCACATGTTCAGGCTCAGACACTTCGATTACTTCTGCGGTTACTTCTTCAATTACTTTTTTCTTTGCTACCATTATATTATTCCTCGGTCGTCTAGTTTAATTGTTCTTAAAAAATCAGACTTCCGCTTTGCACATTCTGCAAACCTAAAACCACCATTACTATCAAGCGCGGATTGATATCCGTAGCGTGAAGCTGACATTATGTCGTCGTTAAGGGCGACAACTTTCCCATCTTTCTTATGATATGAACCTTTTTCTTTGAACCAATCGGGTAGCGTAGAAAAGACTTTAAAGCGTCCTTCGGTCATCGCCCAATATATGTTCTTATTACCTACGTCTATGCCTTGTCCGCCAGTACCTTCGTCTTTGAAGGGTTCAGGGGGATTAGAGAAGCACTTATCCAACATGTTTACGCCTTGATCTCTATACAAGTCAGCTATAGGTTTACCACTTTGTTTATCTTGCTTATTGCCATCATGAGGCCATGCAACAGGTATGTGATCACCTCCCATTCCTTTAATAATGGATGCTTCTTGAGCTATCGTTAAACGTCTTTCAGCGTGTACATCTATGACATAACCTTTCTTCATTGAGCCATTAGGATCAAACGCTAATTTCACACAAGCAAAAGGATGATCTCCACCAAAATCTATTCCAATGATTTCAAACCAATCGCTAGGGACTCTAAAAGGCTCACAAGTAATCTTGTCATCAGGTATAGGGTAAATTAAAGCATCCCCTACTAATGGCTGTCCTTGCGATCTCATCTCTCTCTCATACGGCATCATTTCTGCCAATAGTTCTTCTCTACGTTCTTCTGTTATATGTGGGGCATCTTCCCAAGTCGCGTTCATTAAAGCGTAATTCTTAGGGCACTCATGTAAGAGCCGATAAACTAATTGAGTCATTCCCTTTTCAGGGGTATACGTCAAAGCTAACTTTCCATTCGTCGCTATTGTCCCGCGTACCATCTGCGCCCAAACATCTACAGGGGGTTCTTCGTCATTCCATCCGTAGTCAATACGTTTACCCATGAACTTCTGATAACCATCTTCATAACCCAATAAATGTAAGACGGCTATTTCTGTTCCGTTGTTTCTCTTTACATATATCTTTTCTGCGGCTCCTGGTATTCCAGGCTTGCGATCTATCTTGTGAATTAGGTGTTTAGGAATCCATCCAGTACCTAGATTCTCTTTGTCGTCTTTATCTGTCGTGCCTAAGAGTTCTAATTGGATTAAATCTCGTGTTGTATAAGAATTAACCCCTGCACATATAATTAAAGGATTCTTGTTTAATCTGTGACCTTCCCACCAATCAGGATATAAACCTGTTGCGTGATAACCGACCTCTGCACCTTCTCCTAAAGTCTTTCCAATTTGATTTGCCGCCATTAATCCTCTAACTTTAGCAATCTTCCCGTTTTCACCTTTTAAGCTATAGAACTTCTTTTGATAGTCGTAAGGTTGAAAGTATTGAATCTTGTTATATTTGCGGGAATGTTCTATTTCTTGAAGTGCTTTGACTGCATCCATTATGCAGCGATCCTATTCTTAGCTATTTCAAAATAATCAGGATCTAATTCCATGCCTAT